GATACTGAAAGGACCAGCAGTACCATTACCAGTATGGTTTGTAAAAGATGCAGCAGTGTTAGTAGCCATAGTTAATTAGGATTAATACCTTCCAATGTTTTTAGTATATCGTTAGTACCTCTTCTAAGCTCATTTTCTGCCATAGTCTTCTTCTCTTTATCTAATAAATTTTCTCTGTAATATTCAACTGCTGCTTCTTTATATGCATTTGCAAATTTTCTAGTTTCAGCTTGTAGCTGTTTAAGAAATAATTGTTTCTTTTTAAGGGTGGCTTGTGCGTCTATAGAACCAGAGGTATCACTTTCAATAATTTTTAGTAATTCTATGTTTTGTTTTTTCCTTGATAGCTGTAATAATATTTCAGGAAATCTAATACCATTTTTAAGATCAATTACAGGCTTTTTACCGTTAAGAGGTATGTCAGGAATAAGTCTTTTGAGATCGTTATATTCTGGGGTGGTTAAGTTTACACCAACAAAATTTCTTTTACCAAATGGTATTACATCACTTGGAGGTACTAACTTAAATTGTATTCTTCTTAGATATTCATCTTGAGGATTATCATTTTCTTTCCTGTATTTAAATGGATTACCAAAATTAATACCCATTAACCCTTCTGGATATTCTGCTAATTTACCTGTAGTCATGCTTTTTATAGGAGCAAGATCAGCACTAAAACCAGGTAATGTATCTTGGTAATTTCTCATTAATACCAAGCCAAAGGTATTTAAATCTTGAAATGGGTTGTTTTCATTCATCAAACTACCTAAATCGTTGCCTTCAAATTCGTAACCTGCAAGGTTTTCAGCTTCTGAATATTGACCTTTATCAGCTTGCCTTTCAACTTGTGGTTGTAAATCACCTTTAGTAAATTTTGTTTTACGTTTAGGAAATCTGCCTTTGTACATTCTTTGTGTCATTTCGTCATACCATTCACTACCTCTTGCTCTTTTAATACTTCGCAGCATAGAAGCAGGGTAGTTAGTAATGCTTGTTATATAGTTAGCTGGAACTTGATAAAATCTTCTTAAAGCTGTTACATTACTTGTTAAATCAATAGCTTGTGCAAGATTCTGAATCATATATTTATTGTTTAAGTTTCTTGAGAGCAAAGCAGTATGACATTGAGCAGCATTTTTATAATCTTCGTCAGCCATAAAATCATTACAGTATTCCATATCACCTGCAATCATATAGAGAGAGCCAATAGGTTCCATTCGAGAAAGTAGATCTATGTATTCATAATTAGGAAGACCATTATCACCTCTTATAATTGATCCATTTTCATCTTTTTGTAAAACTCTCCAACTGTAAGGTAATTCATCTGTTCTTTTTTCTCCTTCCCTTAACCATCTATTATGATGACCACCACCTATAAGAGCTAATTCGGCTTCTGGATCATGTCTAGCAGCAGCCAAAGTTATAAAGTAAGCCCAAATAGCACCACCGACAGTAGCCTCTCCATTAGCTCTGTAAGCAGTGGCAAGATCATCACTCATCAGTCTGTCATTATGTTCCTTGAGTATTCTTCCAAAAGACATGTTGAATTTTGGTGACAAACCTGGAAGCTGAATAGGAAAGGGGTTACCAGGTATCATTCCTGTCATAGGAGTTCTTCGTAAAACGTGTTTACCTATATTTATTGGTGTTGTTACAAATGGAACTATTGGTTTAAGTGGAGAAGATTTTAAAATATTTGCTATTTCTTTAGTTCTTTTAGATCCCATTCCATTCATAAAAAAACCTTTGCCTAATTCTTCTGTAAAGGTTCTATCTGCTGCATAATCTAATGCTCTTGTATAAGCATCAAGAATATACTCATCTGTTCCTTCTCTAATGCTTTGTTTGTTGACTATATCTATAACCTCATCAAAATTACTTCTTACATAAACACCCCAACTTTTTCCTTTAAGTCCTCTTTTAGTTGCTTGCTCAGAAAATTCACCCCATAGGTGAGAACGAAAAGCAGCTTGTTTTACAAACTCGTCACCAGCCATCATAAAACGACCAGGTATTCTAAAACCATGACCAAATAAATTTACTGTTTTTGCAAAAGCGTTATCACCTGCCATACGAAGTGCATATCTTTCATATTGATCCTGTCCAAACATTCTTCTTTCATCAAGAATATTTTTATCAAGCCATAAAGCCTTGCCTGCTGCTTTAAGATTTTCACCAGTAGAATTTAATATTTTTACTAATTCCCTTACTGCTCTAGCTTTCATTTCAGTTTCCATTATGGGTGCACCTGCTGCAAGATCTAATGGACCAAGTGCAACATTCATTAATGAACCAACTATATTTACAACGTGTGTTTCTGGTGCAGTAAGAAGACTGTTGATAAACAACTCATTAGTAATGCGAAGACCTCTGCCTAATCTATCTTTTATAGTCATACCTTCTACAAGCTTACTTAACCTCTTACCATCACCTTGCATAGCAAGAACTTTTCTTGTAATACCTAATAGACCATCAACATCATTACCTTCTATATAACCTTTAAGACCTTCAATTAATTCTTCTTTTGTTGGTACAGCTTTCTTTTCAGTAATTTCTTTTTTTGCTTTTTCTAC